GTAGGAAATCTTTTCCTATTTGGCGGCGTAATTACGGCGTCGCGCGCCGAAGCAATGAGCGTTCCAACGTGTGCGCGGGCGCTTGGAATCATTCAGACAATTGGTTCATTGCCAATGCACACACGCAATGAAGCCACTGGCGAAAAGGTCACACAACCGCGCGTGATCAATCAGCCAGACCCACGAATCCCAGGCACAACGTTTTGGTCGTGGATTATTTCAGATTTGTTTTTCTTCCCTAGCGCTTACGCCTACGTCATGGAACGTTATGCCGACACAGGCAAGATTCGCGCAATGGAACGCGTCGCACCTGAGCGAATTACCATTCAAACAAACGGAATGGGTTATGAAATTGTTTCCTATCAGATAGACGGCGCCTACGTTGACCCCGCGAACCTGGTTGTGTTTCAGGGTACGCAAGAAGGTTTGCTATCGCGCGCAGGTCGAACAATCAAGGCAGCCGCAGCGCTAGAACGCGCGGCAATGAATTTTGCAGTCGAACCAATTCCGCAAATGGTTTTGAAATCTAATGGCACATCACTGCCAGCCGATCGCGTTTCAAAGTTGTTGACCGCCTGGCGCACCGCGCGAGCGAATAAGTCAACTGCATTCCTTAACGCTGACGTCACACTTGAAACATTGGGATACGACCCGAAGAACTTGCAATTAAATGAAGCGAGAAACTACGTTTCTTTGGAACTCAGTCGCGCTTGCGGATTGCCCGCATATTTCACAGATAGCCAGCAATCGACATTTACTTATTCAAACGCGCTTGACAAACGGCGCGATCTCGTGGATTTTGCATTCAGAAATTACATGTCGATTATCGAACAACGTCTTTCATTCGCAGACTTCACGCCAGCTGGCAACCGTGTTTCATTTGACCTTGACGATTTCTTGCGTGGCAATCCTTACGAGCGCGCGCAAGTGTACGAAATCCTAAATCGAATCGGCGCAATGTCGATCGAAGAAATACGCGAGGAAGAAGACATGCTGCTATGAAAAAAGTCATAACACCAATGCAAATCACTGCGGCAGATTCCAACAGTCGCACAATCACCGGTCGCATTGTTACATTTGAAGAAACTGGCAACGCGTCAATTGGCAAGGTGCAATTTGCAGCGGGTTCAATTGAACCAACCGCCGTTTTGCTTAACCTGGAACACGATCGCACACGTCGCATTGGCAAAACACTTTCAATTGAATCAACAGAACAAGGAATTGACGCAACGTTTAAGATTGCTGAAACAACCGCAGGCAATGACGCATTGATCGAAGCGCAAGAAGGATTGCGCGACGGATTTAGCGTTGAAGTTTCTTTTGACGAATACGAAACACTCAAAGACGGCACAGTTCGCATTTTGGCTGGCGAATTAACTGGCGTCGCATTGACTTCAGAACCAGCAATTCGATCAGCGCGCGTGGAATCAGTCGCCGCGACAGAAGACGAAATTTCAGATTCGACAACCGAAACTGAAGCACCAAACCCAACAGAAGGAGAAGACGAAGTGGAAGACACCGTCAAAGACGCTGCAACCGCCGAAACGGTTGAAGCCGCCCAGTCAATCACCGCAACTGCACACGCAGTTGGTGGTTTCAAATCAGCACCCCGCATTGAAGTTACCGCTGCGAAGTATCTTGAAAACAAGGTTCTTGCTGCAACAGGTGACGAGAATGCGCGTCAGTACGTTCTAGCCGCAGACAACACAACAGACAACGCTGGACTGGTTCCAACACGTCAGTTGACTGAGGTTATCAACGGACTATCAACAACAATCCGCCCAAGCATTGACGCGATCTCTCGCGGTGCATTGCCTGACGCTGGAATGACTTTTGAGATTCCAAAAATTACAGTTGCACCAACAGTTGCAGTTGTTGCCGAAGACGCAGCGTTTTCTGAAACAGATCAGAACTCAGCGTTCCTATCAGTTGACGTGAAGAAATTCGCAGGGCAACAAAAATTCTCAGTGGAATTGCTCACTAGAACAAGTCCACTTTTTTATGACGAGTTACTTCGAAATATGGTCGCGGCAATGGCTAAGGCGCAGAACTCATACGTCAACGGCATTTTGATTTCAAACGCATCACTTGACGCAACAACAGTTGCAACATATCCAACCGCTGCCGAATTGCTTGGCATTGTTGGACGCGGCGCAGCGAGCGTTTATGGCGCAACCGCTGGACTTGCAAATCCATTTGCACGCAACATGATCGTTTCGACAGGTCAGTGGTCAAATTTAATGACACTAGCGGATAATGGACGACCAATTTATTCACAGGTTTCAAACCCTATGAATCAGCCAGGTGTTGCAGTCCCAACAAGCCTGACTGGCAACGTTGCAGGATTGAATCTTTACGTTGACCCAACAAACGGCGGCGACGGCGACGGAACAATCCTGGTTGTCAACCCTGACGCTTTTACATGGTACGAAGGAACTTCATATCAGTTGCGCGCAGAATCAACCGCTGACGGTTCAATCACGGTCGGCGTATATTCGTTTGGTGCGGTGGCGAACAAGATTAACGCTGGCGCGTTCAAGAATAACAAGGCGTAAAGCCCACAACCAATCATGCGGCGGGTTCTCCCGATCTCGCCGCAGCAGATCGAGAGGAAACGCTCATGCCTAGTATTGTCACCGCAAGCCAACTGCGAACAGTTCTAGGCGTGAGCGTTTCACTTTATTCAGACGCTTACCTGGACGAAATCATCAACACGTCCGAAAACGTCATTTTGCCAATGCTGGTGGCAAATACTTCAGCAATCAATTCATACAAACTTGAATCAAACGTTGCCTATTTCTACACGCAACGCAGTCACCATTTTGTGGCAGGTCAGTCAGTCATTGTGACTGGATTGCCTGCGCCATTTACTGCAACACACACGGTTATCACCGCGACTGAGTATTCCTTCACCGCTGCATTGACTTCAGCAAATGTCACATTGCGCGAGATTATTCCAATGGGTACGGCAACACTTTCAGGCTACTCAGCCGCCGACATTTACGCAAATACCCCTGCAATCGAATCAGCAATTCTGGCAGTTAGCGTGGAAGTATTTCAATCACGCGTCGCAGCTGGTGGACAGATCGAGGGCGTGGACTTTACTTCGACGCCTTACAGAATGGGACGCAGTTTAACCAACCGCGTGAGCACTTTACTTATGCCTTACCTGGACGTTGAAACGGTCGTGCAGTAAGTGCCAGCCAATGCCATTTCCGAAACCCGCGCAGCCTTAGCCAACTCATTCAGCGCCCTGGCTGCGAACATTTATTCAAGCGTACCTGAAGCGCCAATCCCGCCAGCAATTGTCGTTGTGCCTGATTCGCCTTACATGGAAGTTGTTTTAATCGGCAAGGCAAAAACCCAGGTCAAATTGAACTTCGCAATCTCAGCAATTGTTGCGTCAAATAGCAATGCAGGTTCGCTGGACAACCTGGAAAAACTCATCATGGGAATTCTTGCGGCAATGCCCGCAGGATACGTTGTTGGTCAAATCGAAAAGCCGACGGTTCTAGAAGTAGGACAATCACCAATGCTGGTCGCTGACATCAACGTTTCAACTTACTACACACAAACAACATAGGGGACAAAATGCCAACGACAATCATTACTGGTCGCGATTTAGTCGTGACCATTGCAACCGTTAATTACGACGCGCAGGCGACCAGCGCAACACTTGCCAACTCACCAACCGTTGAAACCTATCAAACGCTAGACGGCAAGGCATACAAGCACATTGACGATCAATGGACATTTGACGTGTCAATGCTCGCTGATTGGGGCGCGACTGGTTCATTGTGCGAGGCACTATGGACTGCATGCGAAACCGCACCAAACACAACACTGGCGGTTTCGTTAACCGCTGCGACTGGCGCAGTTTTTGCCTTCAACGTTATGCCAGTGTTTCCTTCAGTCGGCGGTGCAGCACCAGACGCACAAACCGTTGACCTATCATTCATAGTTGTCGGCACACCAGCCGAAACATTCTAAAACCTAACAATCGGGAGAAAAAATGAAACTACCAATAACAATTGAATACAACGACGGGGCGCAGGCGACCTACACGGCTGCGCCGCCTGAGTGGGTTAAATGGGAAAAGCACACAGGTCACACGATCAGCCAGGCACAGGAAAAGATCGGAATATCCGATTTGGTCTTTTTGGCTTATCACGCCATGAAACGTGAAGCCGCTGGGAAACCAGTCAAGCCGATCGAAGCCTGGACTGAAACCATTGCTGAAGTAATGGTTGGTGACGCAAACCCAAAAGCCACCCAGTCGGAAGCCTAAGTCGAATCGTTTGGGAATTGGCTATCGCAACCAATTTACCGAAAGAACAATTCGAAACGGCTGAGGACATTTTGACAGTGTTGGAAATTCTGGAAGGACGGGCGAATGGCTGAAGAAGTAGCGATCAGTTATGACAAGGCTGAACTGCGCGCCATTCTCCGTTCTTTCAAAGCAATGGACGACGAAGCAAAAGAACAGGCAAAAGTCATTAGCAGCGAATTGGCTGATTACGTTCGTTCAAGCGTTGTCGACGCGGCTGCCCTGAGTGGTACAAACCAGACTGCGAAAGTCAGGATTGCCACTGGCGCGCGGGTTTCCAAGTCTTCCAAAATTGGCGAGATCAGTTATGGATTCGCAGCACAAAGATTTTCAGGCGGGGGCACGACGCAACAACTATGGGCAGGCAATGAATTCGGTTCAAATAAATTCAAGCAATTTCCAGTCTGGTCAGGGCGTGAAGGTCGCGGGTCACGCGGTTGGTTTATCTATCCAACCCTTAGAAGCATTCAACCCGAAATCGTGAAACGCTGGGAAAATGCGTTCACCAAAGTAGTGAAGGAATACACCTAATGGCTGGCAGTCGTACCCTTAAACTTTCAATTCTTGGCGATGTTGACAACCTCAACAAATCGCTGAAAACCGCAGGCAGTGACGTTGATTCATTTGGCGACAAAATGGGCAAGGCTGGAAAAGCCATTGGGGCAGCATTCCTGGCGGCAGCCGCCGCCGCTGGCGCTTATGCAATCAAGATCGGAATTGACGGCGTAAAAGCCGCGATCGAGGACGAAAAGGCGCAGACACAATTGGCGCTGGCGTTGGAAAATGCAACGGGTGCAACGCAAGCCCAGATCGCTGCAACTGAGCAATCGATCTTGCAAATGTCATTGGCAACAGGCGTTGCCGACGACGACCTGCGCCCTGCATTGGGTCGCCTGGCACGATCAACGGGCGACATTACAACTGCGCAAGATCTACTGACGACCGCACTTGACATTTCAACTGCCACAGGCAAACCGCTTGAAGCCGTTGCAAATGCGTTGGGCAAAGCCTACGACGGCAACACAACATCACTGGGCAAATTAGGGATTGGCTTATCAGCTGCCGAATTGAAAGCCATGTCATTTACCGAAGTACAAGGCAAACTGAGTGATCTATTTGGTGGCGCGGCTGCGCGCAACGCTGACACTTATGCTGGACGAATTGCAAGAATGCAAGTTGCATTTAACGAAGCAAAAGAAACAATTGGTTTTGCGTTGTTGCCTATTTTAGAAAAGGTTATCAACTTTATTAATCAACATGCGTTGCCGGTCATTAATGCGTTTTCAGGTGCATTCAGCCTTGACGGCGGTGGACTTGGTCGCACGATTACAGATTTGGGCAACATCATCAAGGTAGTGTTCACGCCGATCATTAACGGATTGTTGAAAGCGTTTGGTTATATCAAAGACGCAATCGGTGACAACCTAGAAGCGTTCCGAACATTTGGCACATTCATTGCAAAAGTTATTGCCCCAGTTATCGGGCAGGTATTGGGAACGGCACTAGAACGCGCAGGCAAAATTGCGGGCGTTGTCATTGACATAATCGGCGGCGTTGTGAAGATTTTGAACGGCTTGATCTCAGGCGCGGTCGCTGGAATCAACATTTTGATTGGTGCATACAATGCAATTCCATTTTTGCCAAACGTGTCAAAAATATCAATGCCAACGGTCAGCGTGCCTGCCGTATCGACCAACATTCCAACTTCAGCCAGCGTTACTGGCGGAACTAGCGTTTTTGGCGGTGGTACTTCAGGCGGCACAAGTGGCGCGACCGTTTCAGGCGGGGGCGGGGGCGTGGCGACCGCCGCAAAAACTGCCGCATTTGCAACCGCAGGGTTGGCGGCAATTCCTTCCAACTTCAACGTTGGTGGATTCCGCGCTGGTGAGGAAAGCGATCGAGGAACAACAATAAATGTGAACGTTTCAGGTGCGGTCGATAAGGAAGGCACTGCCAGAACGATTGTTGACACCTTGAACAATTCGTTTTATCGCGGGACAGGCGGCGCAGGTAATCTTGCAGGGAATGCAGTCGCATGACGCAGTGGACGCCCGTTTGGCTAGTTGAAATCGACGGCGTTGCATACACGTCAGCGGTTTTGGCAAACCTAGTCATTCAATCTGGACGCACGAACATTTATGAACAGGCGCAGGCGGGTTACACCAACATTCAATTAATCGACGTCAATCAGGCAACCATTCCCGTCACTATCAACTCCACCATTTCAATTCGGGTCAAAGATACTTCCAACGCTTACGTTGCGATTTTTGGTGGAAACGTCGTTGACATTGGGTTGGAAGTGCGCGACGTCGGTTCAACAATGTTTACCCAAACTTATTCGATCACGGCGTTGGGTGCATTGGCACGCCTACCGAAAGCCCTGACTGACGGCGTTCTTTCAAAAGACTTTGACGGCGATCAGATTTACACGATACTTTCAGATTTATTGCTGGAAACTTGGGCTGAAGCCCCAGGGGCGATCACCTGGGGTACGTACACACCTGGGGCGACCTGGGCGACGGCTGGCAACATTGGCTTAGGCGAGATCGATCAGCCTGGGGATTATGAATTGGCTGCCCGATCAAGCGAGCGCACCGACGTTTATTCGCTCGTTTCAGCATTGGCAACTTCAGGGCTGGGGTATATCTACGAAGACGCATTTGGACGCATTTCCTACGCCGACGCCACTCATCGCAGTCAGTACCTTTCAACCAATGGTTACGTGCAGATAACTGCCAACCAGGCGCGTGCGGCTGGATTGCGTACCGAAACCCGCGCAGGCGACGTGCGAAACAATGTGACAATCAAATACGGCGCAACGAGCAGCAGTGAAGAATCAGCCAGCGACGCAACCTCAATTCGTACTTACGGCACACTTTCGCAGATAATCAGCACAACGTTGCACAATTCAGCTGACGCGGAAGATCAGGCAGACTTTTATTTGGCACTCAGAAAAGACCCGCAACCTATTTTCAGCGAGATCACTTACGACCTCACCAACCCTGAAGTTGACGACGCCGACCGCGACGCACTCATTGAAGTCTTTATGGGAATGCCCGTTGCGATCAATGATTTACCTGCAAACATGGGTGGAATCTTTCAAGGTTTCGTCGAGGGCTGGACATTCCGCGCGGGATATAACACCCTTTCGGTTTCACTTAATCTTTCGCCCGTTGCCTATTCGTTGCAAGCCCTGGAATGGCGCGAAATTTCAAATTCATTCACCTGGTCTGGCGTGTCGCCGTCGCTAGACTGGGCGCGTGCCACAATTGTCACTTAATAAGGAGAAGACATGACAAACCCAACAACGCCATTCAGTTGGCAAATGCCGACGTCCAGTGATTTGGTTACAGATTTACCAGCGGATTTTGAGGTTTTCGGTCAAGCCGTTGCAACTTCAATGGCTGATTTGCTTGGTGGTACGACTGGTCAAATTTTGGCTAAGGCGTCAAATACCGACATGGACTTCAGTTGGATCACAAATGACGTTGGTGACATAACTGCGGTGACTGCTGGAACTGGACTTTCAGGCGGTGGAACTTCAGGGGCGGTCACTCTATCGATCGATTCAACAGTCGCAACATTGACTGGCACACAAACGCTGACAAACAAAACGTTAACTGATCCAGTAATTAACAACGGAAAAATCAATCTTTCGCTCAATGCACAAACTGGCACAACTTACACACTGGTTGCAGGAGATTCTGGCAAATTGGTGACAATGGATAATGGTTCAAATATCACACTTACATTGCCACCTTCAGTTTTTGCAGTTGGTGAACAAATAAACATTGCACAAATTGGTTTGGGTCAAGTTACTTTCGCGCAGGGCGCTGGCGTGACAATTGTTTCAACAGGTGGAACTGCCTCAGCGCCAAAAATAGCCAAACGATATGGCGCGGCAACCGTCATTTGTACTTCATCAAACAATTTTTTGGTCATTGGTGGGTTGCAATAAAATGCCAATTTTGGGAATTGTTGCGTCTTCGGCAGTTGTCGAAATTATTGCCGATTATTTGGTCGTCGGGGGCGGCGGTGGCGGCGGGTACGACTTAGCAGGCGGTGGCGGCGCAGGTGGCTATCGCACTGGTTCATCATTTGTTTTGAAAGATTCATTCACAATCACAGTTGGCGCTGGCGGCGCAGGTGCAACCGCGTCACCTACAACATCAGCGGCAGACGGCGTTGCGTCCGTCATGTCAACAATTTCTTCAGCAGGCGGCGGTGGCGGCGGTTCTAATACTGGCGCAGGTCGATCAGGTGGTTCTGGCGGTGGCGGTAGTCGTAACGCCGCAGGTGGGGCTGGTAATACGCCTTCAACTTCTCCGTCGCAAGGAAACAGCGGCGGCACATCTTCACAAAGCCCAACCTACACATCAGCAGGCGGCGGCGGTGCGTCTGCCACAGGCGGCGCAGGTTCCAGTGGCGTTGGCGGGGACGGGGGCAACGGAAGCGCGTCAAGCATTACTGGTGCAAGCGTTACCTATTCAGGCGGCGGCGGTGGCGCGCAATTTGCAGGAACACGAAGCGGAAACGGTGGAACTGGCGGCGGGGGCAATGGCGGTGCTGATTCATGCGCGCCAAATGACCGCGCGCCTTCACCTGGATCAGCAAATCTGGGCGGCGGCGGTGGTGGTGGTAGAAATCTGGGCGGCGGTTCCGCGCTAAATGGCGGCAACGGTGGTTCAGGCGTGGTTGTTATTGCTTATCCAGACACGTATCCAGCCCTAACTTCAATTGACGTTGGTTTGACTTATACGCAACCAACTAGATCAG